CAAGGTATAGAATTAAAACCTGGATCACAAGTTGTTATTAATAGTAAAGGTGATAAAGCAACTATTATTGCTTTTAATAAAAAGAATGTAAAACTAGGTAATACAACTGATTCTTATGTTTTAAGACAAGAAGGTAAACCAGATCGAAAAGATTTTGTTATGACTCCTAAAACTATAAAAAGTAAAAATGTAATAAAAGATAAAACAAATTTAGATAAATTAGAAAAAGAATTAAATAAATTAGAAAGTTTACAAACAAAAGATATAGTACAACCTACAAAAAATGTAGTTGCTGAAAAAATGTTTCAAAATGCTGGTATAATTAGACAGCATAAAGAAATGATTAATTCAGCAGAAAAAATAAATAAGATACAAGAAACTAATGAAAAATTAATATCAGAAGGTAAAGAGCCAAAGCCTATTACTGAAAAAATGCAAACTGAGATGATGTCATCTGAGCAGATTGCACAATCTAAAAAATTTATAAAAGATTTAGAACTTGAAAATGTTGGATATGGTAAAATAATTTGGACTAATAATAATTATAATGATGCAATATTTGGTTTAGATAAAAGACCTATTGAAGTATTTAAACAAGAAATGTATACTAAAGATGGTACTCCTAAACATGCAGATATGAAAGAATCTCTTGTTATGGACTTTAATCCATTTAAATTAGAAGGTGCAGAAACAAAAGGTACATTTGGAAAATCTAATTTAGTACCTGCTAAATTTATTAATCAACCTATTGTAAAATACATTAACGACAGAATATATAGTAATAAACAAAAAATAGATACTATTGTTGAGCAGATAGCATATGACCCTATGTTTGCTGCTGATAGTTTAGTAGCACCAGGTAGAGGTAAAGCTGATTTTGGTAATTATATGCTAAAATTAAATTCTACTGCAGAAGTTATAAGACTTGCAGGTATGAGAAAAGTTAAAACAGATGGTGGTGCTTTAACTAAATTTACATTAATGAGATTAAAAGATCCTACAAAAGCAACAGATATAGTTAATAAATCATTTAGAATTGAAATAGATAAATTAAGAGAAGCTAAAAAAAATAAAGAAGATTATGCAACTAGAGTAGATTTAAATGAAGGTTTAAGAAGATCAAGTAAAAAAGATTTAACACCAGATGAAATTAGAAGAATAGAAGAATTACAACAAACTAGAACAGAAGATAATGCACAAATAATTGATGCAGAAATTCAAAACATTAGAGGTATTGATCCATTTATTCCTGTTAAACAAGGTCATTTTAAATACGAAGTTACTGATAAAGAATTAAGAACTAAATATAAATTTGATACCGAAATGGTTGAAGTTTATAGATCTATTAGAGGTGCAATTGATAAAGTTGTAGATAGTTATAATAAACGTGTTAAAGAAACTAAAGAAGATGCAAATGGTTATATAGAAAAAATTCCTAATTATATACCTCACATATTTACTGGTGACTTTGCAATATTTTTAAAAAAATGGCAAGGAGCTAAACGTGGTTATAGACCTGTTGATGCACCTGGTGCAGAAAATATATTATCAGCAAGAGCATTAAAAGATTATTATGTTAAAGAGTATGGTGCAAAAGATATTACTAACACTAAATTTAATAATAGAAAAAAATTAGATAGTTTATATACTGTTCAAATAGTTAAAAGAGAAAGATCAAAACTAGGTAATGAAGAGTTTGATGCATTTAGTAAATTATTTGAAAGATATGAATTAACTGATGAGGCTTTTTTAAATTATCAACAAGCTATTGATAAGGCAAGGCAAGCTACAGGTTTTAGAAAGTTTTCATTACAACGTCAAGGTGTTAATGGATTTTTGGGTAGTAGATTGCATGCAAAACAAATGTATATTAAAAAATTTCTTAAAAAATTTTCTGAAAGAGATTTAGATACAAGGCAAGCTGCAGACTTTGAAACAGCAATATTATCATATTTAAAAGGTGGTATTACAGCTGGTGAAAGACTTGCATTTAATAAAGAATTAGGACAAACACTAAATCAAGTAACAGTTGTATCTGATGGTAAAGGTGGTACTAGAAATACAACTATAGGAAAAGATTATCCTATTTCTGCACAAATGGCACAACAATTAAAAGCTAATGCTTTTGGTGAATTACAACCTAGTAAATTAATAGAAAAATTGTCACAAGTTGGATCAGATTACATAGGTAATAGTGGTTTAACTAGAATACTTGGAGGTGCTAACCAAGTAACATTGAATGCTAAATTATTATTTGGTAATATGAGATTTTTATTATCTCAGGTATTTCAACCTTATCATATGATATTTCCACGTCTTGTAGATTTACAATATTCTGGATTTAATAAAGGTAATGTTGCAATGTCGCAAATAAAAGCATTTAGAGACATTTTCTTTCCTGATAAAGAAATGAAAGGTGTTATTGAATTTATGTACAAAGAAGGTGTAGTAGATCAGAAGTTTTTAAATGAAGCAGCAGCTGAAGTTAAAGGACTAATGGGCACACCTAAATTGCCTGGTAAATTAAAAGATCCATTGGGTAGACGTGTATTTGATTTTAGTAGATTATTAAAAATACTTACACTACAAGATTTTGCAGGTAAGGCAGAACAAGTTAGTAGATTAAATGCATCATTAATGTTATATAATTTTTTTAGAAGTGCTGGGGTACAAAAACAAAGTGCTATGGAAATGGCTGCATATAATGCAAATAAATATATGGTTGAATACAATTATTTAGAGCAACCTGGTATTTATGGTAATAGAGGTTTAGGACCATTGGGTAAACCTTTTGGTTTATTTAAAACTTTTCAACATAACTATTTAGCACAACTTGCAGATTATGCAGGTAAAGCTGCACAAGGTAAAGGTAATGCAGGACTAATTGCTTTCTTTACCCAAATGGTATTTTCAGCTGGTATATTTGGTGTAATAGGTTTTGAATCAGCAGAAAGAATACTTAGAGTATTATCACCCACTGTACAAAAATTTACAGGTGAGCCATTACCATCAATGACAGAAACAATATTAACAAGTGATTTACCTGCATATTTAAAATATGGTGTACCATCAGGTGCATTAAATGTAGATTTAACTGCTACACTTGCAGCACCAGGTGTTAATCTTGGAGATTTAGTAAGTGTACCTGCATTAGATTATTTAGGACTAAACCCATTAAATGGTTTTGCACAAGGTAGAGGTAGAGGCATTATACCAACAGGATATAATGCATTAATAACTGCTATTGCAAGTGATAGTAGTGAAGAAAAAAGAGAAAATTATGTTAAATTTTTATCTGCTATTGCACCTAGTTCTATGCAAGGTGCAGTTGAACAGTATTATATGGGATTACCAATAGGTTACTGGCAATACTGGACACCATCAAAAGAATTTAAAGATCTACACAAAATGGGTAAATATGCAAATATACAAAGAGATGTATTTAAAAGAGGTAGAGGAGAAGTAGTTAGAGGATATGAAGATTGGTTTGCAAGAACATTATCAGCATATTCTTTAGAAGAAAAAGAAGCACTTAAATTAGTTTATGTAACTACTAGAGTTAAAAAAAATCTTAGAGATGATATAAGTGGTTATTTAACAGCAGGTGCTAAACATTTAATGACAGATGGATTTGTACCATTGTATATATTAAATAGATTAACTAAATATGGATTAACTTATCCACAAATATTTGATAGATTAACTAATAGAGCAGATTTAATGAATACTACTATATTAGATAGATTAATTAAAAAAACAAATTCAATGCAATATAACAAGAGAATAAGTGCTTTAAGAAACTCAGCTATATCTCATGGTTTTGATTTGCAATATAGATAATGGCTAAGCAACCCAAAACAACTAGCGAACATTTAATATCTATTTATGGATATATTACAGGATTAAAGAGAGAGGTCTCTCAAATAAAAAATAATCATCTTAAACACTTACATGAAGATGTGGATAGGTTGCATGGAAAGGTAGATAAACTACTATATGCAATATTGGGTGGGCTAGGGGCGACAATAATAACACTAATAGGACTATTTTACTAATGGACAAAAGGACAAAAACGGATATAATAGTAATACATTGTACACAAACTCCAGCAGATATGGATTTTGGAGTAGAAAAAGTTATACAATGGCATAAAAATCGAGGGTTTGATACGATAGGTTATCATTATTTAATTAAACGAGATGGCACATTACAGGTTGGAAGAGATGAAGATGTTACAGGTGCACATGCAGTAGCAGTTAATGGTACATCAATAGGTGTAGCATTAGTTGGTGGTGGTACAGTTGATATGGGTTGGGAAAATAATTTTGAACCTGTGCAATTTGAAACACTTAAAAGTATATTATTAAAATTAAAAGATAAATATAACATAGAAAAAATAATAGGGCACTATCAAGTTGATGACAAAAAAGAATGTCCATCATTTGATGTACCAAAATGGTTGGAGGAAAATGGCTTGGTTTAGTTTAGCAAAGTTAGCATTAAATGCTGGCACTCATATTTACAAAAAACGTCAAGAGACAAAGATGGCTATGGCAGATGCACAACACATGCATGCTACTAAGATGGCTCAAGGTCAGGAGGCTTACCAAGGTAAACTTTTAGAAGCCCGACAGTCAGACTGGAAGGACGAGGCAGTTTTGATAATTCTCAGTTTGCCCGTTTTGGTGCTCGCTTGGGCAGTCGTATCAGATGATCCAACAGCAATGGACAAAGTAAAATTATTTTTTGATATGTTCTCGCAGCTCCCGTCATGGTTCACAAATTTGTGGATCCTTGTCGTTGCGAGCATATATGGCATAAAGGGCACACAGATATTCCGTAACGGAAAAAAATAATGTCTGATAACAGTTTTGAACTGATAAACGAATACAAAGAACAAGTTCGTATATTAAAGCAAGAAGTAGCTGAATTACAAGACGCAGGTAAGTCTAAGGATGCAGCTAATAAAAGATGTTTACAAAAATTAGAACATGCTAATAAAGATTTAGAAGACGCACAAGAAAAAATAAAAAAAATGGAGGAAAAAAATGATCAGAAAGATAAAGGAAAAGATCAAGAATCTTTGGGATAAATTTGTTGTCTGGCTATTTTCAGGTTACGATAAGTGAAATTTGGGCTAGTTCTTTTTTTATGCTCATTTGTAGCAGAAGAATGTTTGCCGCCCCATTATTTTCATGCACAATTTCAAGATGAATATACTTGTTTAATGATGGGTTATGAACAATCTATTTTAAAAATGGAAGAAATAGGTAGAGAAGAAATTAATAAACATAGTATGTATATAAAATTTGTATGTGCTGAAATAAAACCATCAGAAGAAGATACTTAATTATGAGAACCCTCGCAATATTATTTATGTTATTATTTACATCCTTTGCACATGCAGGAAGCACCCAATCAAATGTATCTGGGTCTAACACTGCTATTGAAGGGGGATATACATCAAGTGCTACAACAACTTATCAGTCTGGTTCTAGCTCAAATAGTACTACGAGTAACACAACAAATTCTAATGTAAGGTCATCACCTCCATCAGCATCAGCACCATCTTATAATTCTATGACACAAGATGTTTGTAGTACAGGTGCTTCAATGGGAATACAGACTTTTGGAATAGGTGTTAGTGGTGGAAAACATTTTATAGATAAAAATTGTGAAAGATTAAAACTAGCTAGAATACTTAATGACTTTGGTATGAAGGTAGCAGCAGTAGCAATACTATGTCAAGATGAAAGAGTATTTGAATCTATGATTCAAGCAGGTACTCCCTGTCCTATTGATGGTAAAATTGGTAAAGAAGCTGAAGCTCTTTGGTCTAAATATGATAATGAAAGACCAGACTATGACATATATGTTAAACGTATGAAACAAAGAGAAAAGAAGGAAAAAGAATTAGAAAAAATTAGACTTAAAGAAGAAGCTAAAATGACTAAAGAATTTGATAAGGTAGATAAAGAAATTAAAATAGAAAAACTAAAACCTATAGACTGGGAATCACCTAAATAATGCCAAAACCAGTAAGAAAATGGGTAGTAAAATTAAGAATGTGGTGGGCAGATATTAGAGGACATCATGGTAAACGTTGGGACTATGAACCTGGTGATTACTATATGGGTCGTAAAAGAAGAAAATGAAAATAAGCGAGAATACGGCAGTATCTATGCCGATGAAAAATTTAATTAGTATTATTGCTGCTGTTGCAGTAGGAGTATGGGCATACTTTGGTATAGTAGAAACTTTAAATAAACATAGTACAACTCTAGAGTTAATGCAAAAAGATTTAGAAGCTAACTCAGAATTTAGAATTAAATACCCACGTGGAGAACTTGGTCAGTCATCTGGGGAGGCGGAGCTCTTTATGTTGGTGGAACATATGGCAGGGTTAATAGAGTCTATGGATGAAGAGTTAAAAGGTATGAGAAATAATAAAATTAATATAGATTTTTTAAAAGAACAAGTATCAAAATTACAAGCTGATGTAGAAAAAATAATTAGAAATGGCAATGGAGAACACTAATGATAGAAATGGTATTTGCTTTATTACTCTTACAAGATCATAAAATTATAGAACATCGTTATCATGAGTCATTATCAAAATGTCTTAAAGCTAAACGTTATGCTATGAAGGACAAAAGTCCTGGTGATAGAGTTGTTTATAAATGCATTCAATCTAAAGCAAACATTGAAGTATATATGGGAGAGAAAAAAATACTCTCTTTAATATTAGAATGATTTGGTTAATTATATTTATAGGAGTTATGGCTTATGCGGTTTATCGTATTAACACTTTTGCTGATGACGTTAATCCATACAACTTCAGCAGAAGAAATAACGACAGGTAATTTATTACCTAATGGTACTGGTTCTGCATCTAATTTGCAATCAGTAGATAATACAATACCAAATGTACAATCAAGTTGTTCATCATTTACTTCAGTTAATACTACATGTACAAATTCAAATTGGAACTATCAAGAAGTAGAAATAGGTAGCACATCATCAGGTACAGGTACTTTAAACTACACAGGTAATTTAGTAGATGTAACAACAGGTAATGAAACTACTACCCAAGTAATGTTAGATAATGGTATTACTTTAGATTCTACAACTGTTGTACAAAATTGTGAATGGTCTGGATCATCACATCAATGTGGTCAAGCACAATCAGGTCGAGATACATTTAAAACAACAGTTAAGATATTAGATTCTGATGGTAATGTGTTGTCTGAAATAGACCAAATAAGAAATACAGATTCAGGTTATTATAGTAATGCAGACAAGTATACAGATCAAGTTATATATAATGGCACAGGATCAAATCAATTTGATTGGACTTGGACAGGAATAGATGGTGATTCTACTCCAGTTGATTTAGGTGGACCTAATTTGTTAGGTGCTAAACTAACTATGACTTATGATAACACGGTTATAGCAAATGAAATTGTTGAAGAGATAAGTGAAATATTTGAAGAATTACAAGAAGAAATATTTGAAGAATTTACATTTGAATATATTGAAGAAATGTTTGAAGAGTTTACACTTATAGCACCACCTATGGAAGAAGTTATGGAAGAAGAATTTGAAGAGATGACATTTGAACCCATGCTTACTTTAATAGAAGAAATGCCAATGGAAGAAGAATTTTTTGAAGAAGAAATGCTTATAGAAGAAATGCCAATGGAAGAAGAAATAACTACATCTTTTTTTACTATGATGCCACCACCACAAGAAGAGGAAATATATGAGGAAACGGAAGAGATCATCGCAAGTTTCTTACCTATGGTTCTTAAAGAAGAGGAGACATTTACAGAAGAAGAAGAATTTGTCGAAGAAGAACCAGTAATGGAAGAAGAAATTGTACAAGAAAAACCATCAAGATTTACAGCTGCACCTAAAGAAAAAGAAAAAGAAGAAGTAATAGAGGAAGAAACTGTAGAAGAGGAGCCAAAACAAATAGCACAAAAACCAAATGAAGAAAAAGAAACAATTAAAGAAGAAAAACCCACTAGCGAAACTTCTAAAAAGTCCGCAGTTCCAACAAAAAAAATTACCAAACAAAAGAAAGTACAGTCGAAAGGAAATAAAACAACAAATGTTAAGTCACAGTCAAGACTTGTAAATTTAGAAAAAGTTATGGATAAAGTAGATAAAGATATAAAAGATATATCAAAAAATTTACAGATAAAAAATATAATTAAGATAGGTGCTATGACTAATGATCAAGCATCTCTTGATATTTATGATGTACCCTTTTATAAAAGTGAAGATATTTATTTAGATCAATTACAAATACAAGATTTAAGACAAGTATATGCTGATACTACTCTAAATAATTATATAGCAAATGATCCTGTATTTATTATGCAGGATAAATTAAATAAAATAAATATAGAAAAACAAAGAATATTAATAGAACTGGAGCAATTAAAAAATGGATAAAATAAAAAATCAATTAGCTGGTGTTGCAGCTTTACTAGGTGTCATTGCCGCAATAGGTGGTGGATTTGTTAAGTATGGTGAAGTTATGACTAAACTTGACTCAATAGAAACTGTTGATTACTCAGCACAGATAGCTGTATTAGAAGAAAAAGTTGATGCTTTAAGTGGAGATCATGGTCATACAAAAATGTTAGTTAATGAAAAGGAAATACAATTACTTAAAGTGCAGATAGAAGAAATTAAAGTTAAATCTTCTAACCCTCTAGCAAATTAATGTATTTAAATGCTAATGTACCTCCTATAGAATGCTTTGTAAGGGGTAATTATTTAAGAGATCAAAAAGATTCTCACGATAAATACTTTGAGTGTGTAATATTTGGTTTTAGTTCTATACCTAAACAAGTTCCTTTGTTTCATTACATGATGACAGATGGTGGTATATGGTGGAGAGCACCTATATCTGCATTTTGTAAAAAACCAGATGTAAAAGAATTACCTTTAAATGAATTAATGTTATGGGATTCATTTAGTTATAATGTAAGTGTTACAAAATTTTATCAATTAGATGGTTGTAAAATGATATACACATCTAGAAGAAAAAAACAAGTTGAAGGTAAATACTTATTTACTATTGACTGGTGTGCTGGTGATTATAATGAATTAGATTTTGGTTATGCAGAAAAACCAGATCAACATAAATGTGGACATGTAATAGAATTAGATGATGGTAACTATGCAATTCAACCCAACAATAGACTAAGGATATTTGATCCTTCTATGGCAGCTGACCCCAGCAAACCTCTTATCCATAGATTAGTTAATACTAGAATCTGGTCCGTAGAAGATACTTCTAAATGGATTACAGATGAAGTACAGGAAGGAAGCTATGATTATGAATATAAGGAGATAAAAGATGGCAGTAAATAAAGCAGGAAACTATACAAAACCTGGAATGAGAAAAAGAATCTTTAGTAGAATTAAAGCACAGGCTTCTCATGGCACAGGTGCTGGCAAATGGTCAGCAAGAAAAGCACAGGCACTGGCTAAAGCATATAAAAAAGCTGGTGGAGGATATAAGTAATGATAAATTTTATTAAAAAAATATTAGGAATAGATGTTATAGAATATAATATTAGATTATTACAAAGAAAAAATTATTGGAAGGAAAAATATGGCACTAACAAAAAGTCAACGTAGTTTAAAAGCATGGGGAAAACAAAAATGGAGAACCAAATCTGGCAAAAAATCTTCGGTGACTGGAGAAAGATATTTACCAGAGAAAGCTATCAAGAGCTTATCATCTGCGGAGTATGCGGCAACGACAAAAGCAAAACGCCAAGGAACAAAGAAGGGCAAACAGTTTGTGAAACAACCGAAAGGGATTGCAAAAAAAGTAAAACAATATAGGAGATTTAGTTAATGTACGGAATGAAAAAAACTAATATGAAAAAGAAACCAACTGCTACGAAGAAAAAATATAAAGGATTTTCTAAATTACCAGAAGGTGTTCAAAGAAAAATAAACAAAAAACTAGCAAAGAAAGTATAATGGCAAAGACAGCAGCATGGCAACGTAAAGAAGGTAAAAACCCCTCTGGTGGTTTAAATGCTAAAGGTCGTGCATCATATAATCGTGCAACTGGAGGCAATCTTAAAGCACCTAGTAAAAAAGTTGGTAACCCTAGACGAGCTAGTTTTTGTGCTCGTATGAAAGGGATGAAGAAAAAATTAACTTCTAAAAAAACTGCTAATGACCCCAATTCTAGAATTAATAAAGCACTTCGGGCTTGGAATTGCTAGCCTATTAATATGTACTATAACTATGGCTGATATAAAAAACACAAAAGATTTTATGAAAGCAATAGAGGAAGTAAGGAAAGAATATCCTGAAGAATCTATTGAAAGTAAAATTCCTACATCTTTTATAGCTACAGTTGCTGCTACAGAAACTGGTAATTTTCAATTTAAGAATGCACCTACTGCAAAAGATGCTAATAATTTTTTTGGCATGCACGCAACAGGTGACCAAGATTTTTTACAAACTAAAGGTGGTGCAAAACTTAGAAATTTTGGTGATACTAAAGGTAGTATTAGGGCATTTTTAAATTTAATAGTAAATGATGAAAGGTATAAAAATGTTATATCGTCTATGGATAAAGTAGAAACTATGTTTCAAACTATGGGTGAAAGTCCGTATGCACAAAATCCTAATTACACAAACTTACTTACATCAGTATACACAGATAGAATTAAACCAATAATAGAAACAGAAAATATGTTGGTCCCAAAGAGAAAACCTTTGTTCCAACAAATGGATTACTTACAATAAAAAAGGGAGCCATAAAGACTCCCCTAGCAACAACACAAGACTTCCTGATTTTAATCGGGAGGTCTTTTTTTTTGTTTAAATTTTCTGTATAATTTGTTTGATATCATCTTGTAACTTTTTACCTACAGAGTTAGCATGATTAATTATAGCCGCACATAGATTAGCTTGATAAGGAAAACCTTTTAACGCATCTCTTATTTTACCTACAGGTTTACCACCATAGTCAATTACTATAGCATTATCTTTGTTTAATCCTATTTTTAATTCAAATAATATACCAGTGTATTTATCTAAATTATTTTTTTCCGACATTGTCCCCCCCATCTGTATTTACAGGCATAAGTGTAGACAGGGAGTTCATTAATTTAACAACTTCTCCATAAGGTCTAGTCATTAAGTATCTCATAATATCCATAAGTTTTTCAGAATCTATATGATACATTCTTGGTATTGGTTTTTGTGTTTCTTTCTTTTGTTCAGCCATTATTATATCTCCTTCGATAATGATTTCATTACTTGTTCTTTAATAATTGATTTAACTTTTTTATTTCTAGTACCTCTACCAAAACCCATAACTTCAACATGGGTATCAAACCAATCTTTAGTTTCTTTTTCTTTATTTATTTTTTTCTTTATTTTTTTTATCTTAATCATTTATGTTCCTATTATTAAAATGGTATATCATCATCATCAACACTATTATCAAAGTGTTTAGATAACGTTTTTAAGTTTTCTTCAGCATTAGATATTTTTGTTAGGACTTTATCTAACTCATCTAAAAACTGTGGATGTTCTCCTATAGCAACTGGTTTATCAAAATAAACTTTAGCAGTTGCTTTACCTGCAGCTATCTCTGCTTCATATTTACGTTTAAGTGCATCTAAAAATAGATCTCTCATTACTCTGCTCCTTTAAATTGGTAGTATTTATTTTCTACTAAATCCTCTTCATCAAAATAAGGATTAGTTTTTGCTGCTTTAGATTCTCTAGCATCTCGTATGGTTTGGTTTAACGTTCTACCTTCACGCAAACAACCTGCAACGAAATCTTCTAACTCAAGTATTGCTTGTTTAACTTGTCCCATTATTAACCTCCTTGATTAATCTATTTAAATACCATTGTGCTTTTTCTAAATCTTGTAATGGCTCTCCTTTAAATTTATAACGAGAAACATATTTTAAAACATTACCTTTAAGATAACCATGATACTCATCATTCTCCATACAATCTCGTATAACTTCTATAGTTTCTTTTTTACCATGTTTGTAATGAGAAGGTGAATGTACATTATTATGTTTTCTTTCATTCTCATAAGATATATCATGTGTATGATCTTTTTCGTATTTGTATGTTCTTTTACCATCTATTGGCTGTTCAAACGTATAATCTATGTAATTACTTTTTGCCATATTCTTTCCTTATAGTTTTAATATCAATTAACTCCATGTTATAATTACCATCTTTAACTTCTTTTTTAAGTATTAAACCACTCCACCACATATGTTGAGTATCTCTAGCAAAATGTTCAGTATGATTTAAATAACATCCTGCAGATAGTGCATGTAATTTTTTACCATTAGGCAATGTTGATACTGCATAATCTAACAAATGACTATGCCCTACTGTAGCAGAAACTTTATGCTTTGTCAAGATAGATCTTGCAATATTTTCACCAGATATTGCGGATCCCATTATGCCAGATGGTAAATGGTGAGAATAATGTACACCATCAATTACCTTTATTGCTTTATATGGTATTTCTCTCCAACCATATTTTTTATAATGGAGATCTTTAATACTTACAGATCCATCTAACTCTGGATTTTCATCTACAAATCTATCAATTCTATCTTCGTGATTACCTAATATCATTATTTTTAATGGTTTATGTTTACCTAAACCTTTATTAAATAGTGATAAAGCATCGTGAGTATGCTCCATATCTTTTTGATATCTCCTACCTTCAAATGATTTTTTACCTCTATCATATGTAGACAGAGAATCCATACTACAAAAATCACCCATACATACAACATGAGTAACTTTATAATCTGCTGCTAATCTGCCTGCCCACAGAAATCTATCATTGTTTGCTTTAGGTGTACAATGAGGGTCACCTATAACTAAGTGCGTTGCCATTAGTTTAACTCCTTATCTCGTTTCATTTTTAAATATTCAAGAAAGTCAACAACATTAGACTCATCATCAAATTCTGCTACAGAACTTATACTTAAGTCTTTAGTATTTTTTTTCTTGTCATCAGCAAATCCACGAAGTCCCCATAGAAACGTTGAATGAGGGTCGGAGGTTGCCATTTTTATCATGCCTCTAGCTATTGTAGAACATAATTCATATTCTTCTGTAGACATTTTAGATGTACTATCCATAATAATACCACAGTGAAAACCTTTTTGCCAAGGACTAACTATTACCTTAACTGAATTTATATAATTAACTTTACTTTTATCTTTTTTCATTTATACCAATACCTATTATAATTTTCTTTATTATATTCTACAATTTTGTGTACATATCCCCTCTTCATACTTTTTTTACCAAACTCTTCAGCTTCTTTTTCTTTATCAAATACTACATTAGTAAACATTTTATATTCCTTTTCTTTTTTTTGTTTATAAATTACAAAGTATAACATCATAAGAGTTGGCGAAGAATAGACCCCTCAAACTACTCTCCACCAGCCTCCATAGTCTCATCCTTTTTAGGATTTTTGACTTCAGTGTACCAAACCCATTTAGGGTTCTTCCCTTTAGATTGCTGTTGTGGTAACAACTGCAATTTATCTCTTCCCCAACAAGGAAGTTTATATGGGCAGTATGAACATACAAAACCCAAAACTCTATTACCTGTAGGTTTACTTCTAAATGTTTCTGCTATATCATTATAGTATTTTTTAAAAGGTTTACCTTCTTTAACTGCTTTTACATTTTGTTTAGCAGTATCCAATGCTTTCTTTTTATATTCACTATGCTCTGTTGGAGTTTCACAAACAGTCCACTCACCTGTAGACTTGTTAATAGCTATCCAACCACCAAAGTTTTTTTTCTGGCTCTCTCCATATAAAAATCCTTGTGACGCATAACCAAAGGAATCTTCCCTAACAACCTCAGTAAAACCTCCCGACTCACCAAACTTTTTCTCAAAGGAATAAGGTGACGCACTCTTAATATCCCATATTTTCTCATCGATCTCAACATCTTGCCTACCCTCAATTGAGTCTCCATTAAACTTGTATGTAACTTTTTTCTGCTCATTCTTAATATTTACTCCCGCTGATTTCATTACAAATATAGCTAGTGCTTCAATCAAATCTCCAAAAGTGTTTCTCATTTTATTATTGTAAGGTTGTCCCTCACCTTTAATACCCTTTGCTTCCATCTGCAATTGACACAATGGTCTACCTACATTTGACATTCTTAATTCAAACTTAGATCTTCTATCCTCATGAAATTGTTTTAGTAAGGCGTTTTTACACGCCTCACCAAACTCATCAACAAGTTTACTATTTAACTC